TGACTGTTAATCCGTAGGTCCCTGGTTCGAGCCCAGGTCGGGGAGCCAAATTCCGCAAGGGGTTAGTTGATAGTACTCACTAACCCCTTTCTTTATTTTCGTCGCCGTGTACGCTCGTTGTAAGACTTTCGAATCCATCGATTGCTTGCGCTGCGCGGCAACTACCAGCGGCGGCGCGGCTTGGGTCACGTGGCCGAGAAATGCGGCGCCGTGCCGTATTCGATTCTAGCCTTCCCGCAATATCTGCCACACCCGAACCCTGCTGAGCTTGAGTCTCCGGGCTATTGCCGGCACGCTTTCGCCGGCCGCCCGTGCGCGACGAATCGCAGCGTCCCTCTGTTCCATCGGGGGTCCTGAGCGCCTTCCGATGTAGGGGCGATCGCCACCGTAGTCCCGTGCAATTTCGGCCTCCCACTCGCCGGCAATCCTCACGGCTACCGCGTGGGCGATGCCGTTCTCTTCCAGCTTGGTGATGATTCGTGCCGACGCCTCCAGCAGAAATTCGGACATCACCGCGAAACGTGGAAACGCGCCCGCCGGCCGGCGATCTCGGTTACATGTTGTGCTTGGGGTTCGATCACGTAGTCATCGCCACCCGGCGCGCCCTGGTCGTCTTGATCGCCATCACTCTCATCGTCGTCGACCCCTCGCGCAGGCAGCATGGCGGTCTGTGTCTCGAACAGGCCCTGCTGCCGGATCCGCTCCTCCACCATATCCCACCAGCCAGGCTTCTGGATATGCAGCCGGAGTGCATGCACCAGCCAGAGGGCATACACCGTGCAGTCCAGCGCCTCATTGCGCCGGTCGTTGCGCTTTTTCCACTGCCGACGCTTCGGATTGTTCCGCATCGGGATCTTGATTTCCGATAGCAACTGCTCGAAGAAGTCCGGCCGGACAGTCTCATACCAGTGCATTCGGTGCGGGCCATCGCCGGTTAGCCGAACCCGCCCCCCTTCCTGCGCCCAGCCCAGGATGGCATCCTTGGCGCGCGCCGCGCCGACTATATGCACTTGCACGCCGAACTTTGCCGACTTGCGACCGCTGCGCGCAGGGTCAAGTGAGCGCGCATTGGGCTGGCGCCATATCTCCGCCTTGCCTTCAGCGTCCGAAGCTCCCTTGATGGCAAAAACGGGCCGTCCATGACGATTGCGCTTGCGCACGTAGTCATAAACGGCGCTACTCGTCTGCCCGTCCGATGAGTCAATAGCGACGGCGGCGATCGACAAGGCCGCCCCGCTCGCATGCCGGACGGGCCTCTCAAGCATCGCGTCCAGATCAATCCAGGCGCCGGCGAACGGTACGGTTGTCTGCCCGGACAATTCACCCCAGAAGGCCAGCCACATCTCCTCGCGGCGGCCGATCACCCAGCACGTTACCGCCAGGCGGTCGTGCTGCACATCCACTGCGACAACCGGAATCAGCCCGCCGGCAGGAACCGACCACTCTTCGTAGCGCTCTGCACGCTCGCGCAGTTCTTCATCCTCGGGCAACTCCCCCCTGTACTCAAATGGCAATCCGAGCGTCGAATTCCAGAAGGCGATCATCTCGCTGTTGTCGCCTTCGTCCTGTTTGTGCCGGGCCTCAAGGTACTTGCGCGCCAGGATCGGCACGCGCGATCCGGCGAAGGTCGACATCAACTCGTTGAGCAGGAAACCAACCGCGCCGGATGCCGGCGCCGTCGCCTCGAAGTGACCGCGCCTGATCGCCTCGTGCCGCTCCCCCTCTGTCCAGGCCGCGCCGCAGGCTGGGCAGGTGTAGAAGGCATCCTCCCATCGGGCAATGCCGTAGATTTCACGCGGGGGGCGGTCGGCGTCTTCTGGAATAACCACGCGCTCCCAGCTTGGGACGTGCTGCTCATCGCAGTGCGGGCAGGGGATATGAAAGCGCCGCTGATCGCTCGCCATGATCTCCTGCTCGATACTGCTCGCACCTTTTGCGGTGGGGGTGCCCCCAATCAGGATCAGGTGGTCCGGGAAGGATTTAGCGCGCTCCTCGGCAAGCTTGATCGCATCACCCTGGCCACGCACATTGATGCTCTGATCATCCGGCTCCTCGATACATACAAGCCTGGCGCTGGTTGATTTCACGTCGGCGGGGCTATTGCTGCCCACCAGCTTGATCAGGCCGCCGGGGTAGTGCTTTCGCGTCTGGCTGTTGCCGAGCTTGCGGCTCATCAGGCTGATGCGCTCCGCCAGCGGCTTTGTTGCGCGCACCATGGGATCGAACTTCTCGGCGGCGAAGTCTTTCGCGCTCTTCTCGCGCGGGAACACGGCGATCTGTACGCTCGGCTTATGGTGGGCGTGATAGCCCATCACGTTGCAGACAACGCCGACGGTGTAACCGAGCTGTGCCGACTTCTGCACCACCACCTTGCGGATGGCGGGATCGGAGCATGCCTGCAGGATCGGACGCAGTGCAGGCGTATGCACAAACGAGAACGGCCCGGGGACCGCCGACTCCTCCGGCGACAATTCGCGATACCGCTCCGCCCACTGATCGATGGAAATGCGCGGCGGCGGGGCAAGCTCGGCCCAGGCACGCGCCAGCAGCGCGGCTAGGGTATCGGCTGCCCAGGCGTCGCCGCGCCCGATGGCGGCCTCATTCGGCGCGCTCACCCGCCTCCTCGTTGCCATCTTCGGCGCCAGGCTGCTGCCATCGAGACAGCTTCATCAGCACCTCATCGAACAGATCGCGCAGCATGGCTTCGCGCTCCGCCTTGTCCTTACCTTCCAGCGCGGTGGCGATCCGCGCCGGCTCATTGCGGATCCGCTCGCGGGCCGACACAATGGCCGCGCGCATCATCGGCTCGACGGCGCCGGCCTCAATCAGTTTTCCGCGCCGCTCTGCCAGATCCATTTCGAGCTGATCACCCTGCAGGCGCGCCAGGCGATCTTTCGGGCTCTCACCCTGCACCTTGCGGACTTCGCGATCAACCAGCCAGCGGATGCAGGAAGGCGCATCGTATTCGCTCGGCGCCCCGGGCCCACCATGCATGACCACGGGCATTCCAGCCTCCTGCCAATCATTGATGGTGCGAGCGGTAACGCCAAACATCGCGGCAATTTCCTGCTGGCCTTTGATGCGCATCACGCAGCCCCCGACGTCAGCGCGCCGAGACAATGCGGGCAGCGTTGCACTGTCGCTGCGGGTTCTCCGGGCGCATCTACCAGGTCGCGAAACCGCGATACGGTGCCTTTCCTGACATCGCCAATCCCGTTTCGAGCAACAACGTAATGGCCCAGGACGATGACGCCGATCGCCGCCAGTTGGCGATCGACCCGTTCCGCCGCCTGCTGATCCTGATCGCTTGGCTTTGGATCGCCGGATGGATGGTTATGCACCAAGACTGCATTCTCTGCGCATATCGCTACAGCGCGACGCGCCAGGTGTTCTCGGGAGAAGAGCAGGTCATTTTCGGCACCCCTCCCAATTTCCTCGACCGCCAGCAGGCGCCGATCCTTGTCCAGCCAGTAGGCGAGCAGCGTTTCTACCCGCTCTTCGTGCAGGCGCAGGAATGCATGCGCCTGCACCATGCTGGCGTTCGAGTAGGTTGGCAGGCCGTCTCGACACAGCTTGGCGTCGAGCGCCGCGAACGCTTCGGCAACCAGGCGAGCGGGATCAGGCATTCTCTTTGGCGGAAAGCTCGGCCAGGTTGAGGTAATGCGCCGCGCGATTTTCAATTTCGTGCTGGCTGGCGCCGCTGTGCCTCAGCTCCGCTAGGCCGGCAAGCGACGCTTTGAGCTGATCGACATACGGGCGAAGCGCACTCAGTTGGATGCTTGCGGCGGCGGCGGTTTCTTGCTTCGGTGGTGCGGCATAGGGCGCTCCCACAAATGGAATTCTTGGCTTCAAGGCGCGCTCGGCACGGAGGATCGCCGCCTCAGCGTCCTGCAGTTGCAACTGCAGCCGGCGGATCGCATGGTCGACAGCCCCATCGCCGCTTTGCTTCAGCTCCTTGATCAGCGCGCGCCACTGCCGCCGCAATTCTTCGAGGTTCCGCTCGGCATCGCGCGTGATCGCGCCCTCCTGTTCGTATGCTTTGCGGGCCAGGTCAAGCTTCTCCCTTTGATCGGCAAGCGTGGCCTCCAGGTGCGGCAGCCGGCTCTCGATCTCGGCGAGCTTGCCCAGAAGCTCCTGCCGGGACGCCTCCGAGTCGGCGATCTCCTTTGCGGCGGCCTCTTCCAGCAATGCCTGGAAGCCCGGGGATTTTGCAAATTTTTCGGCCAGGGTGGTGATGTGTGGTGTCATTTCGGTTCCTTTCATTGGTGGTGGGGGCGCTTAATGAAACGCAAGCACCTGATAGAACTGGATGAAAAACGCGATCGTTTCGCGCCGCAGTACAAGGGCTGTGGAAGGACCCGCGGCGCTCATGGCTTGCTCAGATGAAACTTGATGGCGCGATCTACCTCGACCGCAAGCTCTGTCCTGATCTTGCGAACTACCGCCTCGTTGATCCGCCGTGTGTTGAACATCGATGGAATGTCGATAGTCTCGACCGCCTTTATCTGCCGGCCGTTACCGGTGCGAATGAAGACCGTGCGCCCCTGGTTGCCTATAAAGGCCCCCTTGATCAGCTTGCGGCCACCCTTCCTGCTGATCAGCACGGACACACCACCGCCGACAAGGACATCCATCATCCGCCATTGCCCCGGGGCGACTTGGACGCGAAGGCGCTTGGTTTCCTTGCCCTTGATCTGCCTGGCGCCGAACAGCATCACGTTGCGGCTGCGGTGCCCTCGTCGCTTCGGGAATGCCTCAAGGACGGCCTCAAGCCTGTTGCCCCTTGCCGATGCCTTGCGGATGGAAAGCAACGGATTCACGTCGGCGGCCTTGATCACGAACTCCTCACGAATGCGTCGGCTCATCTCTGTCTTGGCCTTGGCTGCCGTCTTGTTCAGGGCGGACGCCAATACCTTGCCCCGCAGATCCGATGCCAGGCCAGCGAACTTGCGCTGTATCTCGGGAATTCCACGAACATCGATTCTGATCATGGCGGCCTCAATGCAGAAAGCCGCTGGCGCTGCAAAGGTGGGCTGCGTCCACATTTTGTGGTGCAACGGGCGACAAGGCAGCATCGATAGCGCCCGGGTAGGCAGCAAAGGCCGCCAGAGCAGAAAGCAGCTTGCGCGGCGGCAAAAGGGGTAGCAGCTCGACCAGGGCATCCCGTATGTCCTCGGGAGCAGTCGCCGCGTCAAAACGCTGGGTAAGCTGGATGATTCGCGCGCATCGCGCCGCCTCCTGGTTGCCGGCGGCAACGAATGCCTGCATGCTCACCCGCAACGCCTCATGCGTCGATTCATCATCCACCCGCGTCTGATCGATCGCGGCAACCACCGCGCGGCACGCAGCGTGAAACCCATCGCTGAAAACCTCGTCGGCGGCATACCCCAGCATCGCCGCCCGAAGTTGCGGCAGGTCGCGGCTGGTGATGGTGTCGGCGTTATCGGTCATGTCATCTCCCGTGTGATCAGTTGTCTTACCCATTGGTAAGGTTGGACGGAGGTTGGACGGCTCGAAAGCCGCGCCAATACTGGAACTGTCCAACCTCCCTACCTATC